CACCGAGGAGCTGGGCGACTGTCCATGCGAGCAATGACTTGCCGGAGTTGATTTCACCGGCGAGCACCATCATCGGCGCGGGGATGTGGGTGTAGCTGCGGACGGCTTTGTAGCGGCCGGAGAGCCACGAGATGAAGACATCCATCGCGGTGTCATTGGGGAATGCCTGGCTGATGATGCTGTCGATGAGTGGCGTATCGCCTTCTGCGGGTTGAGGCAGGATCGGTTCGCCGGTGATAAGGATCTGCTGCCCGTTGTTGTCGAGCATGATCCCTTGTCGGTGGCCGGCGATGACACCCGACCATTGGACCGCACCATCGATCTCGCGGTCGTCGATGGCCGCCTTGACGGCTGCGGTCAGCTCCTTGGCCGACTCATGTTCTCCTGCGAGGTGGCGGGTGATGCCAGTGACCACCGGCCCGCGCTTGCTGTGGATCGCGTATCCATTGCCTTGGCGGATGAGGTACTTGCCCGATGGCGCGTCGTAGAAGACATCCTCGGGGGCGAATGACTTGCCAGTGGATCCTGCGGGTGGGTTGAGCATCGCGGCGACCCGCTGCTCGATCTGCCAGTCGGGATTGTTGAGTTGGGATGAGAAGACCGCGCGTGCGGCGTCCACGGCCTCGGTCGGTTGCAGGCTACGGCGCAGGCTGCCATCATACGAGCGGAGGCGCTCGACGGTCTCGTGCTCGGTCATGTCGTTGAGTCGGCACCACCATGCGGCCTGCATGAGCCATGTGTGGATGCCGCTGTGGGGTGGTTCGGGGAATGGCCCGTGCTTGTCGCGCAGGATCAGTCTGCCAGGTGAATTTGATTGCACTGGCTTGAGCAGCGGTTGGGTTTCGGACTCCACCTCGCCGGGGTCGAACATAGCGGTGCGGCTCAGGTCGACCCATGCCTCGGGATCCCAGCTCACGAAGCAAAGGCGGCCGGGGTCTTTGCATGCGGTGTCGATGGTGAGGTGGGCTTTGGCGTACTCGGTCTCTGCGAGAATGAAAGCGGCCTTGTGTTGCTCGGGCGTCTGGCATTGTGGGATCCGCGCCACGGCCTTGACGCCATCGCCACTTGGTGAACGGAATGCGGCGACCACTCGCGGGTCGGCTTGCAGGATTTCGCGGATCTCTTCGACCGTCCACCCGACATTGTCTTTCGCGTCGAAGTCGAGTTGGAGGAAGCCGGAGTGGGCAAAGCGGCCTTCGGAGATTGCGGCCTTGCGTGCGCCACGGGTGACTTCGCCCGAGATGCTGACTGCTTGCAGCATGCGCTTGGCTTTCGCGTATCCATCCTCGTCATTGGCGGCGAGCATCGCCCGCAGCTCGAGTACTTGATTTTGGAACTCATCCGAGCGGATGGCGTCGATGAGGTCTGCGAGGGTGAGTGATCCGGCTGGGCTGCGTGCCTCGGCTGAGTCATAAAGGTCGATCTTGGTAGGTGCTTCGGTAGTTGTGGTCATGATGAAAGTGTTTTTTTGTTATTGAGGAGTGATGTTATGGACTTTTCTGTGACATTCGGAACACAGCCCAACTAATTGAAACAAAAGCTCTCTTTTTATGTGAGAGTAGGTGGAGTGATGAACCTCCTCGATGGGCTTTGAGCCACACCCTTGGCATGTGTTTTTCTCTCTAGATATAACTAGAGAGCGCTTGTGTTTCCATTCAGGCGACCTGAGGTATTCATCATAACCAATGGGTTTGACCATATCTTCTGTTTTTATCCCATGTGACTTTTCTAGCTGCCTAATTTGAAATGAAAGCATTTGCCCGTCGTCCCTTAACTTATAATCAAACAGAGGGGCTTTCTCCATTTCTTGTTTTGTAAGTTTCGAATGTTTAATCGATGTTGAGCATGTAGAACCACATCCAGAGCATTGCATCACAAACGCACCATGAGTCTGACGCGTCAGAACCTGTGTATGGTGATTGCATTGATGTGGGTTTTTTACACCAAAGCTTGAATCTGAATCGTATGGGTCTCTCCAATCAGCATTGTGATAAATTCGGGGCAATTCGGTCTTGTTGCTGATCCGGTTTCGTCTTTTTTCAATTAGTTCGGCTATTGTCATGATTTGTTCAGTTGTTGGAGAGCGTTGATGGCGGCGAGCATGCCGCTTTGGGTGTCGGACTTGTCGCGAAGAGCTTCGGCGACTGCGTCATCGATCGTGCCAGGGCAGATCAGTCGGTAGATGAGCGTCTCGGCTGCCTGTCCGGTGCGGATCAGGCGCGCGTTGGTCTGGATGTAGGTCTCGTTGGAGTAGGTGAGCGAGACCCAGACGGCGATCCGGCAGGATGCCTGCATGCCGTCGATGCCGTGGGAAAGTGATCGCGGGTCCGCCACCCATGTCATGATCTCCCCGGCTTGCCATTGCGGTAAGTCCCGCTCGTCAAACATGCGAGCGCCGGCAATAGCCTTGAGCACGCGCTCGGACTCGTGTTTGAACGCGCAGAGCACGAGGATCGGTTCGCCATTGTGGCGGGATCGAATGGTGCGCAGGGCGTCGAGCTTCGCGGCGTGGACCTCATGCACGGCGCGGTGCTCGTCGTAAACAGCGCCAGATGTGAACTGGAGGAGCTTGTTGCAAAGGGTGGCTGCGGTCAGTGCCACCACCTCACCGCGTTCGAGTTGGACGAGGAGGTCTTTCTGGAGCGCGCGGTACTTGGTCTTGACCGGCGGCGGGAGCACCACCGGCACATCGATGATGCTGGATGCTGGGAGCTCATGGCCGTCGCCCATCAGCACGAGGCAGATGTCGGAGAGCTTCGCGTCGATCTCTTCCTTGCCGCCTTGCCTCAGCTTCCATGTGTAGCCCATGTAGTCGGCGGAGTAGAACCACTCGTCCTTGAATTTCGAGAATGCAGTACCGAGGCGCTCGCCATCATCGAGGAGGCGGATCTGAGCAAACAGGTCGAGGTAGTTGTTGGGGACTGGCGTGCCGGTCAGACCGATGCGGCGCTTAAAATTCGGCAGATGCGCTCGCAGCGCCTTGAATCGCTTGCTGGTCGGGTTCTTGGCGAGGCTCAGCTCGTCGATCACCAGCGTGTCGACTGGGCAATGGCGCGAGCCTTTCGGAAACATCTCTGGTAGGCGGGTCGGTAGCATCTCTGAGTTGATCAGGTAGATGTCGGCTGTGCCTTCATGCCAGGCGTCGAGCCCGTCCTTGGTGCGCAGGTTAGCGACCTTCATCCACGACGAGTGCCGCCAGCGCGCGACTTGCGCAGGCCATGTGATCGAGCAGACGCGCAGTGGTGCGACGATGAGAGCACCGCGCATCTGACCGATGGTGGCGAGCTGATCGAGAGCGGCCAGCGTCACCACCGTCTTACCCTTGCCCGGCGGGACAAAGAGGGCGGCACGCTCGTTGTTCACGAGGTGCTCGACCATTGCTGGCTGATAGGCGAAGGGCTTGAAGGTTTCGGTCATTTAGTGAGAAAGATTTGATCGATGAGCCACTTGCCGTCGTCGGCGTCCTCGCAGACCACGGCGATGAACTTTTGGGTTCGCAGGTCGCGCAGCCACCTCTCTTGGAGTGGTGTTGGCTTCCTGCCGGGTGCTTTGAACTCGATGAAGATGACCTTACCCTTGAATAAGAACATCCGGTCGGGTTGGCCTTTCTGGTTCGGGCCTGCCAACTTCATGGCCATGACTCCATGCTTTCGCGCGTAGTCACAGACCGCGCGCTCGATTGTCGATTCCCTCACGACAGCACCTTTCCGAGCACATGGTTTATGATTGTCTGGCCGCGTAGGGTTGGGCGGTAGATGTTCGCCTTGTCCTTGCGCTCGACCACCTCGATGAGCTGCTTGTTGCGCAGCGAGATCAGGCGGTTGCGCACGACATAGCCGGGTTCCTTGGCCGCCTTGGCCACGCTGGTATTAGTGGCACCGCCGATGCAGAGGAAAAGGCAGGTTGCTTCACGCACGCCGACTCGATAGTTCGAGAGGCGAATGAATGATTTTGCGAGATCGATGGGATTCATTTGTTGAGTTTGTTTCTGAGCCAGTTGACGGCGGTGAAGTAGGCGAGGACGAGCCCGAGCGTGATGCTCTTGGGTGTGTGTTTGGGTTTATTGCTCATGCGCGTTCTTTTCCGCAGTCGGGGCAGTAATCCCCCATCGGCTCAATTCGAGAGAAGAATGGATCTTTGTCGCTGCCGCAATGCGGGCAGACAATATCGTCGGCGTCTTTCCTGAAGATCTCGTCGTAATGGTCTCGGAACATCTCGCCATTGATCGGCCTCGGGCTGTCGCCTTTACCTGCGCTCACTGCGGGCCTCCTTTCACTTCCTCTACCGCTTTGCGTAGCGCGGCGATGTAAACTCCGGTGTGTTCCACCTGTTTCCAGAATGGCGTTTCCCAGCGATCGACCACGGCAAGCGCAGCGTCTGTTAGTCTCCCCAGCTTTTCCATGGCCTCAATCGCTTCGTCGATGGCTTCTCCTATTCCCCACGGATCGGGTTGTTCCATTGCGTCGTCACCCTTGCGCCATAAGTTGAAATCACGCAGGGTTTGGATGGTTTTTTGAATGTCACTCATCGCTCCCTCCTTTCACGGCGGCGAGGGCTTCGAGTGCTTCATCACGCTCTTCTCTTGTCTTTTTCCAAGTGGCAATAGCTTCGTTTGCAAGTGCGCGCTCGCGTTCAATCTCGCCTTCCAGTTTGTTCAGCAATTTACACAATGCCTGTGCCTCGTCCCTCGTGTTGATGTGAAATCCATCATTCCATCCGCGCTCTGTTTCGCGGCGAAGCCTCCACATGTGGTAATAGCCGACATCGCAGAATGTTTCCCATTGGTCACTCATCCTCGCCTCCTTCCTCATCGGACCGGCAGAGCGGGCAGCTTGAAGCGGGGTCAGGCCAGTCCCAGCTTCCGCACATGGTACAGCTGAATGAGGCTCTTCTTTCGGTTGGGTAGTCGTCTTCATCATGCCACTGACTTTCTTCTTCTTGGTGCATTTTGTTTCTTGGTTAGCTTGTGCAAAACCTCCGAGCGGATCGGCGCGTACTTGGTCACGAACTCGTCGAGCGCCTCGGCGACCTTGTCGGTGTACTCATCCCATGTTTGCAGGTGGGTGAATGGCTCGGTGCCTTCGTTGTATGAAACGAACCACCACTCGCGCAGGCCGGTCACGACCATCGAGCCGTGGACCTGGGCGCGGTACTGCTCCGGCACTCCGCCCTCGTAATGGTAGAGCGCGTGGTTTTCGATCAGAGGGCACTTGATTTCGACGCCGCAGACTGGGCTCTTGCCTTTGTAGATTAGAGCATCGGGTGAGCAGCCGAGCACCGGGTTTTCGTCCTTGGTCACAAATCCGACGGTTCGGACATCGAGGCCGCTCCACTCGGCAAACCAATCACGCGCGACCGGCTCCATCTCATGGCCGCGATCGGTGTGGATGTTGCCGAGGAAAGCTGGGATCTCATTGGGTTTCACGCATTCGCCAGCGAGGCGGATGGCGAGCTTTTCCCATTGGCTTGAGAGCTTGCCGGTCGGAGTGATGACCTTGGCCATCTGTGATGCGGTGAGCCTGCCTTTGCGGGCGCGGAACCAGTCCTCGCTCCCCTGCTCCATTTCGGGCCAGATAGTCATCGTGAACCTCCTTCGTATGGTTTGATCAGTCCTGCTTCGATCGCGGCGTTGTAGACCGCGCGGAGCTGCTTCTCCGGCAGCGCCATCAAGTCGGTCAGAATGATGTCGGTCTCCCGCTCCCGCTTGATAAGGATAACGCCGGTGCCATCACGATGAGTCAAAGTCTCGGTGGTGTAGCCACGGTATTTCGCCGCTGAGACGGCGTTGTCGATCAAGTCGCATGAGAGCGAATAGACACCGCG